AAGGATCTTCAAGCAAACTTGCCAAACTTCTTAGGAGGAAGTGATAAGAGTACATCATCAGTTGAAGTTAATAGTAGTGGATCAAAATATAATTCAACTCAAGCAGCGGTTAAAATTGCACAGAGTAACTATGATATGGCTCTTACAAATTATAAAAACGTATCAGACGGAATTAATAAAGCAGCATTAGACTCAGCAGAATCTGATTTAGCAGCAGCTAGAAAAGAAAGTGGTAAAGCAGCGATTGGACTAGTGACAGGAATTAATAATAGTCTAATTGGTACTGGAAATGCATTGAATTCATTACGTGGAGCAGTGGCTGGTACATTATCTATAGGTGGAATTTCTGTCAAAGCTGGGCTTTCATCAAATGGAATCACAGCTGGACTACAAGCTGGTATTAGCGGGGGATTGGCAGCAAGTGGAATTAGAGGTGGATTATCACTTGGTACAAATGGAATATCAGCAGGTATAAGCGGAGGGGTGTCAGTTGGTGGAATTGCCGCTGGTTTACAAGCTGGTATTAGCGGAGGCTTGGCATCAGCACAAATGGCAGTTACTACATTCAACAGTGGAATCAATGGACTAAGTGGTGGCTTAAGTGCCATGGCCAGTTTAACTAATGCTACTAATCCATCTAACTTAATTAAGAATCTATCAGGAGCAGTGTCGTTCTCTGCCAGTGGAGGCAGATCATCATTATCTGTTGGAGTTCAAGGAGGAATTGGAGGGGGCGGTGGATCTCTTGGAGTATCAATACAAAATCCTCTATCATTGGCAGGCAACTTAGTTGCCAACACTACACGTTCAATAGGTAGTATATCAGCCGGAGTAAGTGCTGGAATCAACGGTGGGTTATCAGGTGGAATAGGAATCAATGCTAATTTAGGTGGGGTTCAAGTTGGTCTCAATGCTAATTTAGGAGGAATTGCTGGGGGCGTTCAAGCTGGAGTCGTTGGAGGTTTGGCCGCGGCCTCATTCGTAGCTAATGGTGGAATTCAGGCTGGTATCAATGGTATATCAGCCGGAATTCGTGGTAGTATTAGTGGAATTAGCGGAGGAATTCAGGCTGGATTACAAGCTGGTATTAGCGGAGGTTTGGCCGCAGGAGGAATAATTGCTAGTTTACAAGCTAGTATCGCAAGTATTGGCAATGCTAGTGGACAGATAAAGACTGGTATATTAGCGTCTGGAACATTCTTAAAAGCTAACTTTGCTGTCAATGCAGGAAAATTATTAAACAACAGTATTATTCCTATGCCACTAAGTGTTCTTCCTGGAACTGATGATGCTGGAGCAGCAGTTAATACATCAACAAATCAATTGGCAGCCAAGACTCTTGGTTCACAAAGTGAGGCGTTGAAGAAAATAAAAGATATTGAAGATAAGCTAGCTCAAGCTAGAGCACAAATTCGTGATGAAGTTAGAAATCAAACTCAAACTCTTGGACTTTTTGATAAAATTGCTAGTTATGCTAAAGTAAAAGGATTAGAAAGTGATTTAGAAAAAGCCACAGAGCAATATAATTCATTGGTCAGTGGACAAAATACTACTCCTCCTGATCCAAGACCAGCTACTGCCAGTACAGCAACAACTGCAGCAGTCAGTTCACAGCCTCAGTCACAGTCAATTTCAAACAACAATCTTAGTGGATTTAGTGGAGTTACTAGAGCTAAAGAAACTGATCTTTTATCCACTTCTGATCTATCAGGTCAAACTTTTGTAGGTAAAGATAAAGATGGTAACACTGTAACTACTACATACGGAAAACCTTCTAACAGATCAATATTTGCAGACGGTCAAGGTTCAGTAGTAAATCTAACTCCGGAAGAGTTTAAAAAGAAATATGGTTCATAAATTAAAAGGAAAATATAATGCCAACATATATAGGATTTTCAACAGTAGAAGCAAATCAACCAATACAAGTTACTGGAGGAGCTATATCTACTGCTGCCACTACTAGAAAAAGTAAAAAATTTGCTTTATACGATGAGCAACTAGTTATAAGAGATTTAATTAATGCACTTAGTATACAGCAGGGTAGTAAAGTAGGTCAGCCAAATTATGGTACTACGCTGTGGACATATCTATTTGAACCAGTTAATGAAAATACAGAACAGTTATTAACAACTGAAATTAATAGAGTTATTAAATCTGATCCAAGAATAGTACTAAACTCATTAACTATAACATCTCAAGATACTGGCATGTTGATTCAAGTTGAAATGGCATTTAGCCCATTTAACAATGCGGTTACTATAGATTTCTTTTTGAATAGATATGATGGAAGTGTGCAACAGTTAGCTCAGTAAGATTCGTCTACTATTATTGATGATAAATATATTAATACAGGAAAGATAAAATGTCAAATATACCATTATCCGGATCATTAACTAGTTCTACATCTGGATCACAAACCAGTTCATTGAGTAGTACTCGTCAAAGCTCGCTATTTGGACTTCAAGACTGGACGCGTATATATCAGACTTATAGAGCATCAAACTTAACTAGCTACGATTATACTACTCTTCGTAAAAGTTTTATTGACTATCTTACTACATATTATCCTGAATCATTTAACGACTATACAGAATCATCTGAGTTTATAGCACTGCTTGACATTATAGCGTTTATGGGTCAGGGATTAGCATTTCGTGATGATTTAAATGCTCGTGAAAATTTTATGGATACGGCTGAACGTCGTGATTCTGTTATTAAACTAGCAAACTTAGTTTCATATAATCCAAAACGTAATATTGAATCCAATGGAGTTGTAAAAGTATCTTCTATTAGTAGTAGTGAAAGTATCTTTGACATTAATGGTGTCAGTCTAGGTAATACTACTGTATTTTGGAATGATCCTGCTAATCCAAACTGGCAACAACAATTCAATACTATACTAAACGCATCATTAGTTAATAGTCAAGTAGTTGGTAGACCGGGAAATACTCAAGATATTCTGGGTGTTACTATTAGCGAGTATACTATTAATATTACTCCTGGACAAAATCCAGTAATACCATATATTGCTCAGATCAATGGTGTTTTAACAAATTTTGAATTAGTAAGTGTTACTAGTTTAAATAAACCATATTTGTACGAGTTACCTCCTGCTCCTACTGGACAATTTAATATATTATACTCTAATGATGGATTAGGATTTGGTAGTCCAAATACTGGATTTCTTTTTTACTTTAAGCAGGGAACTTTAAACTCTTTCAATTTTAATTTCCCAGAAAGAATTCAAAACAATGTACAAGACATAAACATTCAAGGAATCAACAACTCTGATACTTGGTTATACTCAGTGAGTAGTAATGGAGCAATTGACGCATTATGGTCTCAAGTTGAAAATCTATTCATTACTAATGGAAATTCACAGGGTAATAGCGCAACTCCAATTTTTGAAGTTGCTAGCAGATCCAATGATCAAGTTACATATATATTTGGAGATGGTGTTTTTGGTGAAATACCAGTAGGAAATTATCTTGCTTATGTAAGAAGTAGCAATGGGTTAACATATAGTATTGACCCAAGTGAAATGACAGGAATAGCAATTTCTATTCCATATATAGGTAGATCAGGAAATACTGAGTCATTGACATTTACAATTGACTTACAATCAGTTAATAATACGGCTCAAGGTCGTCAGTCAATTGCTGACATTAAACAACGTGCTCCTGCCAGATACTATACTCAAAATCGTATGGTCAATGGAGAAGATTATACAAATTTCCCATTTACATTGTATAACTCAATTGTTAAAAGCAGCGCAGTTAACAGAACTAGCATTGGAGTTAGTCGTGGATTAGATTTATTAGATCCTACTGGAATATACAGTAGTACAAACGTATTTGCTAATGATGGAGCATTGTACTTAGATCCACTTCCTACTATTGTTACTTTTTCAACACAAAGTATAAATTCTGCAATTCAGTTTATATCAGTTAATCTTCCAATATTATTAGGCTTGACCTCTGCGGTTCAGTATTATCAAAAATATTATCCTAGATATTCTGGTTATTATACAGGGATTGCTTCTATAGATAATCGAGTATACTGGCAGCAAACTACACTAACATCAAGTAATGTTACCGGATACTTTTATATATTGACATCTGGTAATGTTAAGACACCAATTCCATTAGGAGTCTTTAGTACGTTTAATATGAGATATATTAGTCAAGGAAGTATGCTTAAGTTTGTAGCTCCCGTTGGTTATTATTTTGATAGTAATGATAGATTACAGCAGGGCATTGCTAATCCATATATGGGTGATCGTTCTAGTATTTGGATCGGAGTTTCTGCTGTAGTTGGTGATGGGTATAACTTTGGTAACGGCAATTTAGAAAACGGATTAGGGCCAGTTACAATGAATTCTTATGTGCCCACTGGAGCTTTCTTGGATATAAATCGAGCAACCCCGACTGCTATTATCCCATCATTTAGTAATGTATTAGGTTCAATACTAGTTAATAGAATGTTAGATTTAATAAGTCTAAAGCAGAACTTTGCTCTTAAATTTGACAACAGCATATTAGCAACATTGGAACAATGGACTATTGTAAATCCAATTCCAACTAATCCAAGTCCAACTGATTTGTTTGTGACATTTGTGAGCAGTGCAATTGACAATAATTACACGATCACCGTTAGTAACACCAAGTACAATTTTGCATCAGTTGATCAAATTAGATTTATATTTAATGGATCACAAAAAATATATGACCCACAAAGCGGTCAAGTATTTTCTGATTTTGTTAATGTTTTTGCTACTAATGCTAATGCCACTAATAGTGGAACACTAGGTACTGATTATATTTTAAATGTAACTGGTCAGCCAGTACTAAGTGATGGTCACACAGATGATTATGAAGTAATGGTCAGCAGCATTGATTTAACCAGTGGATTCACATATAATCCAGATTTTTTTACTGATGTAGTGGGAACAAGTTCTACGGCTTATGTATTTCTTCAAGTATATTATGATATCAATGATTTATATCGTACACAAGTATTACCTACTGATTATATTATATATACTTATACTACTCAAAATCAAGTATCTAATGTAATATATGATTACCCTACTGGAACAGTATTTTACTGTAGTTCCGGAACAGTGTCAAATCCAAAACCTGTTTTCTTTCAAAGCGTTTTGGTAGTTGGAACTAACCCTCCAATATTAGTATTGAATGATGTCACTGCTAGTTATTTGGTTACTACTGGTCGAGGAGCTATTAATTTTCAATACAGACACAATAGTAATAATACTACTAGAGTTGATCCTAGTACTACAAATATCATTGATTTGTATTTGGTAACTCAGAGTTACTATACTCAGTATCAAAATTGGATTCAAGATACTACTGGAACTGTTTTATTCCCATTACAGCCTACTATCAATGAATTACAACAGGCATATGGAGACTTAGATAGTTATAAAATGATAAGTGATTCGGTAATACTAAACAGCGTGACGTTTGTTCCCTTATTTGGAACTAAAGCTAGTCCTGCTCTTCAAGGTACAATAAAAATAATAGCTAATCCAACTACAATTGCTAGCAATAGTCAAATTGTCAGTTCAGTATTAGGTGCTATGAATACTTATTTTACAATTACTAATTGGGATTTTGGAGATACGTTTTATATGAGTGAGTTGACAGCATATCTGCATCTTCAGCTACAGGGTTTAATAAGTTCAGTTGTATTAGTGTCTAATAATCCTAATCAAAGTTTTGGAGACTTATATGAGATTAAGAGTGCTCCAAATGAGATTTTTGTTAACGGAGCCACTGCTAACGACGTTATCGTAATTTCTTCACTTACACCAGCCGCGTTACAACGTGGAACAATGTAAACTTAATATGCTACTTTTAAAAAAAGATAAGTAATAGTATCACAGGTATAATAAAAATATGGCCACTCAAGTTCGTACTCTAGATTTTCTCCCTGATGTTTTTAGAACCGACACCAATGCTCAGTTCTTATCTGCTACGCTAGATCAGTTAGTTCAACAACCTGATTTTGCTAGAGTAGAAGGATTTATTGGGCAAAAATATGGATATGCGGTTGAACCAACTGATAAGTATGTAGTTGAGCCAACTCAAAGTAGATCCAATTATCAACTCGACCCATCTGTTATCTTTTTAAAAGACAGTACTCAAACTGCAAAAGACTTTATTAACTATCCTGGAATGGTAAGCGCACTTGACAGTCAGGGTGCCATAACAAATAATAACAATCGACTATTTGAAAATCAATTTTATAGTTGGGATAGTTTTACTGATCTAGATATGATGGTTAACTATAGTCAATACTATTGGATTCCAAATGGTCCTGATGCTGTTAGTGTTGCCACTAATAACGTATACACACTTGATAATTACATTGTGGTTAATGGCATTAATGGATATACCGTCAATGGTATTAGTCAAAAGAATCCTACGCTAACGTTACTACGTGGCGGTACATATACATTTCAAGTAGATCAGACTTCAAAATTTTGGATTCAGGGTGTTCCTGGATTGTCCGGCTATGGAACAAACGACAATGTTAGTACAAGAGATATATTAGGAGTTACTAATAACGGAACCATTAAGGGAACAGTCACGTTTACTGTTCCACAAAAGAACGCACAGCAGCAATATACATTGCCTGGAAATAATTTAGTCAACATTGTAACCACGCTACAATTCAATGAGATCAATGGTCAGACTATTGCAACAGTTAACAATATTGACGGAGTAACTCAGCTAGACGGTCAAACGCTGATGTTTTATGACAATAATGATTTAAGTACTCAGATTTATTACTATGTAGTTAGTGTAGCTCCAGTTACTGGAATTATTACACTGACTCAAGCTGATGCAATTATTAATAATGAATTAATAATTAGTACTAGTGGTACTATATATGTTGCTAGAAATTTCTATAGAGACAATACTGGAACAATTCAATTAATTCCATATATTAGTGCAGTGCTAGATACGCTTTATTATCAAGATGAAACTAACCCATTAAATGTAGGAAGAATCAACTTAATAGACTCTAACACAACCAATGTTATTAATATCAATGACATTATTGGTGCTACTAATTATGTTAGTCCCAATGGAGTTACATTTATTAATGGTCTTAAGGTAGTATTTGAATCACCTACTATTCCAACAAATTATCAAAATACTCAGTACTATGTAGCTGGAGTAGGAACTGCGATAAATTTATTACCAGTTAATCAATATCTTAGTTTTGAAAGTGGCGGCGAAGGAATATATATACCATGGGATTATAATCCTTGGGACAGTACAGTATGGGATCAATCTATATATGTTCCATTGGCATCAGATTATTTAACCATCAATCGAGACAGTCGTGATCGTAATGCATGGTCACGTAGCAATCGTTGGTTTAATGAACAGGTTATTAACGCCACTGCTTTATATAATGGAGTGGCCACTACCAGCACTGCCAATACACCAGTAAGAGCACAAAGACCTATTATTCAGTTCTATGGAAATTTAGGACTATTCAATACTGGAACACAATTTTTAGGATTTGTAAATTTATTTGACAACACTACCACAAATGCATTTTTACAAGTAGCAGGACAAACTAGCTATACTATAGATGGAATTGAATTATATAGCGGGCAAACTGTTATTTTCAATGCTGATTTAAATGAGGGCGTAAGACAAAGTATATTTGAAGTTGGTTTTGCCCCAACAGGACCAGATAACACAGAAGTAATTACTCTTACTCCTACTCCAAGAATTCGTTGGTGGACAGATCAATTTGATAGCGTATATGATACAAATTTAGAATTGATTGCTACAAATAACAATCAAATATACGTATCAAGCGGAACAAAATACGCGGGTACTGGTTGGAGATTCTCTGAGACATTTAGTGGAGTTGATACAGACGGATTCTGGATTGAATCTCAGCTAAAAACTTCTGTAAATCAAGCTCCACTATTTGACGTGTATGATATCAATGGTTATTCATTAAGTAATCTAGCATATTATCCCGGTACAACTTTTACTGGAACTAAATTATTTAGTTATACATCGGGAACTGGTTCAAATGATTCAGTATTAGGATTTCCTATTGCGTATAGTAGCGCCTCTAGTATCGGAGATATACTGTTCACTGTTAATTTAAACAGTGACACATTTAATTATCAGCAGGGAACTACAACTGTTACTAATAATATTAGTATTGGTTTCATTTATGATTATTTAACTGCTAATACTCCAGTTAATCAAACTGGATATGTTGATGCTTATCGTGCTTCTGCTCAGTATCAAGTATTTCAATTTACAGTTCAATTTATACTTGCCACTGTAAATCAAACATCTTTTACATGCGATATATTAGTAACTAATAATGGAATTATTGACCCTCACAATGTATACTACAATGATGTATTATTAAGTGATTCAGAATATTCGGTTACAACAAACATTGTCAGTAATACTACTACAATCACTTTATCTTTTCCCACAGCAGTTGGTAGTCAAGTTACTGTTCTATTATACAGTGATCAAGTTAGTGCTACTGCCTATTATGAGATTCCAAGTAATCTTCAAAATAATCCGTTTAATACAAATATTACTAGCGTAAATGTTGGTGATCTTAAGAATCAATATTACTCTATATTCAGTAATTCATTAGGAACAACAGGGACAATTTTTGGACCTAATAATATATATAATCTAGGTAATTTATCTAGATATGGTACTGCAATTATACAAAGCAGTGCTCCAATGGTACTACCGGGAGTATTTTTACGTAGACAAGAATTAAATGTTTTTGAAGCATTACAGTATAACAGTGAGCAATATATTGAATATAAAACATTGTTAGTTAATTTAACTGATCAAAACGACTTTAGTATATATACTACTCCGTCAAAAATGTTGGACACTATTGTTTATCAAATCTCTACAATCAAGAATAGTTCTGATTCGTTCTTTTGGAGCGATATGTTTCCAAGTGGATCTCCATATGTTACAAATCAATATACATATACTTTCCCAGTTTCAACAGTAACATTACCATTAAACAAAGTTTATAATTTTACTAGTAGTAATTATAACGGCGTATTGATTTATTTGACTACAGTGGTTAATTCTCAGTCAGTTACTATTCAACTAATAAGTGGCGTTGATTATGTAGTCAGTGATATTAGTCCACAAGTAGTTGTCAACTATAATATCGTCGATGGTGATGTAATCACTGTCAATGAATATAATCAAACATACGGTCAATATTGCCCTAATACTCCGACTAAGCTTGGACTATATAAGAGTTATATTCCTGCTGTAATATTAGATACAACTTATACTACTCCAACATACTTTATATTAGGTCATGATGGTAGTTATAATACACTTTACGGTGAGTATATCGATGGTCATTTAAATGATTTTCGTGATCAAGTTCTGCTTGAATTTGAAAGCAGAGTCTATAACAATCTAAAAATAAAGAGCGTGATACCTCTTCAAGCAGAAGATGTAATTCCTGGACAATTTAGAACCACCGATTATACTTGGGCTGAATATATTGAAATATATCAGACTAATTTCTTAAAATGGGTCGGAGCTAACAGAGTTGATTATAAAACTCAAGTATATACTAAGTCAAATCAATTTACATATAACTATAATCAAAGCACTAATAAACTAACTGGGGAATTATTACAGCAGGGTTACTGGCGTGGACTTTATGATTGGTTCTATGATACCTCAAATCCAGCTGCAGCACCATGGGGAATGTTGGGTTTTGCTAATGAACCAACTTGGTGGTCTAGTAGATACGGAGCTGCTCCGTACACTAGTGATAACACATTAATGTGGACAGAAATTAGCGAGGGATTTATTTGGAATGATGGAGCTTCTTATGTCAATCCTCTATATATCAGAGATGGACTGCTATCAGTGCTTCCAGTGGATGCTCAGGGAAGTCTAGTATCTCCTCTTCCGACTGTAGTTAAAAATTATAATTCATTAACGTTTCAACGTATTTGGGCAGTAGGAGATCAGGGTCCAGCAGAGACTAGCTATTTACGTAGCAGTAGTTGGCCGTTTGATTTAATGCGTTTGCTTGCACTTACTAAACCAGCCAAGTTCTTTAATTTATTTGTAGATCGTGATTTATATGTACTAGATGAAACTTCGGGTCAGTACTTGTACGATCAACGATATCATTTAGATTCTAGAGCTATTCAAGTATATGGTAATGGAACAAGTAAAGCTAGTTATATTAACTGGGTGGTTGATTATATTAATCAGCGTGGAGTTAATGGTACAGATGCAGTTACCACTATATTAAAAAACATCGATGTTAGATTAACCTATAACGTGGCTGGATTTAGTGCGAAAGAATATCTTTCTTTCTTAATAGAAAAATCTACTCCTAATTCATTAAACTCTACGCTACTAATACCAGATAATAGTTATAAAGTATTGGTGTATAACAATGTGCCAGAACAACAGTTAGTATACTCTAGTATTGTAATACAAAAGACTCCAAATGGTTATACAGTGTGGGGTAATAGTAAAACTAATCCATACTTTACAGTAGCGGTTCCTGCTGGCGGCGGAAAAGAAACAATTACAGTTGCAAATACATCAGTTCAAGTAAGTACTAGTTTTTCTAATACTACTGCTCTTATACCATATGGTACATTGTACTATAGCTCACAGGGTGTTAGTGAATTCATACAAACATACGGACAGTACTTAGTAGATAGTGGAATGAAGTTTGAATATACTACCAACACTGTTGTTTATAATTGGCAAAATATGATTAGTCAATTTCTAAACTGGACACAACAATATTGGGAAATTGGTAGTACCATTAGCTTGAATCCTGCTGCTAAGTTAATGCAACTAGTAAGTCCTGGATTATCTGTCAGACCGTTGGATACTCAATTTAATTATATTCTGAATCAGAATTTATTATCATTGCAAAATCAAAACGTTTCTATCATAAGAGAAAATGAATCGTTTAGTGTTCAAGTATTATCGGACGGAGATACAATTGCATTAAGTAATTTACATTTATCTAGTATAGAAAGTGCGGTTATATTCGATAACTACACTGTATTTAACGATACTATATATGATCTAGTTACTGGATTACGTCAAGATAGATTATTACTACAGGGATTTAAATCAGCTAATTGGACTGGCTACATGAATGCTTCTGGATTTATTATAAGTCAGAATAATATTCAAGATTGGGCGCCATATGTAAAATATCCACAGGGATCGGTTATTACGTTCAAGGGTAACTACTGGACTGCTATTGAATTGGTTCAACCCAATGCTCAATTCAGTCAAGAACAATGGAAGTATGTCGAACAGAATCAGATTCAGTTTGGTCTATTACCTAATCCAAGTACGAATGCTTATGAAAGTTTATACTACTATGATACAAAAAATCCTAGTTTAAGTAATGATAAAGACTTACTAGCATATAGTTTAATTGGATACAGACCTCGTAAATATCTAGAAGATGCGGACTTAAGCTTAATTACTCAAGTTAATGTTTATCAAAACATTATACAAGAAAAAGGTACTAACTTAATAGCAAACTCGTTTAAGAGTGCCAATCTATTACAGGGTCAAATCGATTATAATGTATCTGAAAACTGGATAATCAAAACTGGATCATTCGGAACAATATCTAATAGTAATTTCGTTGAAGTATTACTAGATCAGAGTTTATTAACTAGTAACCCAACATTAATTGGATTTACTGAGAACAGTGTTCCCGTAACTGGAGTAGAGCAAAATGTTAATGTTACCAACTTAATAAATTGGGGAACTCAGCCTACTAGTCAGTACTTTTTACCAGAATTCAATAACGTATACAGTGATGAGCGTGGATTACCCTCGGCTGGATATGTAAATCTCAATGATGTTACGTATATTACATTTAATTTAACTGATCTAAATAATAATCCAGACAGTATTAATACACTGTATCGTAGTAATATTATATGGGTAGCTAGCTATATGGGTAGTTGGGACGTGTTTACTCCTGTTCCTATCGGTAGTCAGATCACTCAAATTACTAACAATTTAGATAACTCAGTAACAGTTACATTTGGTCAATATCATGGACTTTCAAAGTATGATCCGTTTGTAATATTTCAGTTAGATCCATCAGTAAATGGATACTATCAAGTTGCTTCGGTAGTATCGGCCACTAGTGTTATAGTAGGATTAGTATTAGCTTCTACCACTACAACAATATCAGGGCCTGGACTAGCATTTAAATTAATTAGTCGTCGTTTCGCTCAAGCAAGTGATCAAGTGTTTGATACGATTCCATACTCTGAGTTTTATGCTAAAAATAGTTGGGTAGACGAAAATACAGACGGTCAATGGGCAGTTTGGGGTTCTGCTCCAATATATAGTCCAACTCAATTATCATTATCAACAGTAGAGGCTGCTCTTGCAGTAGGAACATCAGTTGCATATTCAACAGAAATTGGCTCAATGGTAGCTGATGAACTGTCTGGAATATTGTATCGCTACTATCAAGATTCTGATGGTGTAGATCAATTACAAACTATTAGTATCAGTGGATCTTCCGTAGGCACAAATATGGTTGCCACCGGGTCATACTTATTTGCTAGTGATTCAATGAACGGTCGAGTTTATGTGTTTAAACTTAATACTGCAAATCAATTAGTACTAATTGATACAGTGACTCGTAACAACACAGGAGCAATTGCAGTAAGTACTGACGTTCAATGGTTATATATAGCTAACACTGTTACAAAAACTGTATTTGTATATTCATTAAATGATTCTACTAGTACATATAGTTATGTAAATTCAGTGATTGGCCCTTCAACTGCTATTGGATTTGGTACTAGTATTGCTACTAGTATAGATGGTACTAAATTAATTGTTGGCGCTCCAGATCAAAATTTACCAACTACCAACTTTACAATAGCTAAAGCTGGAGCAACATATGTCTATAGTAGATCATATCAGAATTTCTTATCAACTGGATCTACTACTTACGTTACGTTCAATACTATTCCAAATAATATTGCTGATGTTTATGTAAATGATGTATTGATAACTAGTGGAGTAACTGTCAGTGGATCTACTGTTACGTTTACTACTGCCCCTGCTTATGGATCATTAGTCACTGTTAGTTATGGTTACATGACTCAAGTACAAATGATGTTGAGTGCTCAACCCATCAATGGTGGTAATTTTGGAATTAGCGTCTCTACTAACAAATACGCGGCTCAAATATTAATAGGAACTCCGTTTGAATTATCAACTGCTAATAATATTCCTAATGTTCAGGGAGCAGTTTATCGTTGGACTAATAGTGGTCAGCAATACGGTTCTATTATCGGAACAGTTGCTAGTTCAGTATCAGGAACAATGTTCATTGATGGCTATAGAGTCAATTTCAATGGATTAGCCGCTGATATCGTCGATCAAATCAATACTCAAACTCCAAGTAATATTAAAGCAATTGCAATTGATAACGTATTACAAATTGGAATTATCAATGGAACACAAGAATTTGTTAACAATGTCATTGATCTAGTTGCTACTGAAGCAGTGTTGTCTCAGTTAGGTATTACACTGTATACTAGCACTCAAGTAATTGTTAGTCCAACACTTAACAGCACTGGACAGTTTGGTTCACTAGTAGCAATGGGAAATGATAATAGTTTGATAATCACCGACCCTATCGCAAGACCATTAAGCGAAACTACATTTGACTATAGCGCACAGGGACAATCTATATCTAATCTTAATAATTATACTATATTCGACAATGGTAGTACCACATACGTGGATACATTTGGTCAAATTGGTGTTGTTTATGAGTTTAATTATTTGCCAGCATACAATGAAAGCATTAGTAATGTTGGAAATTATGTATTCGGTCAGTATATTCAATCAATATATCGTGTTGGAATTTCAAAATCTCCTAAGTTTGGTACTAGCATTGCTAACAATGATGGAGTAATTGTAGTCGCGTCTCCCACATGGTATGCCAATGGAGACGGAATAGCTTTTAAATTTGCTCCAGTCAATCAATCTACTAGTTGGTACTTAGATAAAACTCCATTGCCAATGGTAGATGTGAATAAATTAAATTATATTAGCATCTATGATACTATTACAAATGAAACCTTAGGTTATCTAGATTATATTGATCCAGTTCAAGGAAAACAATTAGCGGCTGTCACAACTAACTTAGATTATATTCAGTCAAATGATCCTGCTAGTTACGTACAGGGTCTAATATGGACTATTAAGCAGGTTGGTAGCACATGGCTGGACACCACTAATCTACGTATGTTAAATTATAATCAACCAGACATTGTATATAACTCTAAGATTTGGGGTCAAGCATTTCCTGGTAGTTTAGCTGATATATACACTTGGGTTCAAAGCTCAGTAGCTCCAATTAATTGGACTAGTGGCGGCATTGTTGTAAATTATAATTTATTTAATACAACTATTGTTCAAGATAGATCCAGTGGAGCTCTTGTTACTAATTATTTCTTCTGGGTTAAGAACTTCAATGAAATTTCATCAACCAAAACATTGAGTCCATTAACTATTAGTCAGTATGTATTAAATCCATTAAATAGTGGAATCTCATATTTAGCTGCTATAACAACTAATGTTGTAGCACTAATGAATAATAGCTCAAACATAAGAAGCAATAGTAGTGCGCTACACATTGGTTATAGTACTGGAACTAATACAGATGAAAAGCATACTAGTTGGACATTGATTCAAGAAAATAATTCTGATAGCTTTTTGCCAGGATTACCAACGGCGATTAATTCAGAACCAACTAGCTTATACTTAAAGTATTTAGATAGTTTTGCTGGGCAAAATAGACTTGGAATATATATTCCTAGTACTAAGCAACCACTATTAACTCAATTTGGAGTTGACTATTATCAAAGTATGTATGTCAATAGGCTTACAGCTTTAAATAACTATATACAGTATGCTAATGATATACTAATCAAATTACCTATAGCAGAAACAAGAAATTTTTACTTCTTGAATAAAGTTGGCGCATCATATGATACAACTAAATTCTGGGAATATACTGACTGGTGGGCTCCTGGATATAATTCTAGTACGATAGCAGTAGTTGAAGTTCAGTACTATGCTGATCTACAGACTATACAGTCTAATCAATTAATAGACAGTACTACTACACTTATTCTTGGACTTCAAGACGGATTGATTGCTAGAGTAACTGGTAGCAACAGTGGCAATGCACAAACATATGTATATAATATGGCAACTGGATGGGTATTGATTGGAATCCAAAACGGTACAATTCAAATCTTGTCTACATTGTATACAGATCCATATGGATGGGATAGTAATTCTTATGATACTGCTCCATTTGATGCCACGTATGCTCAAGAAACTTACTATATTATTCGTTGGTTAAATGAACAATGTTATATCAATGAACTTGAAATTGAACGTAACAATAGTTTGATATTAATGTTCAATTATATGACCAGTGAGTCACTAGAACAGCAGAATTATTTAAACTGGCTTAATAAGACCAGCTTAATTAATGTTAGTCATAAAGTTCGTGAATTGCTGCCATATAAAAAATATCAAGCGGATAATCAAGAATTTTTAGTAGGCTACTTAAACGAAGTTAAGCCGTATCACGTTAAGATCAATGATTTCTTATTCACTTATCCTGGTCTGGACATATACACTGGCAACATCAGTGATTTTGATTTGCCTGCTCAGTATTATGCTCGTAATGGACAATTTGAAAGTCCTCAATTAGTATATACTAATCCGAATAATAATTTTAATGAGTATTTGCCAACAAGTGATATTTGGAATCAACAGGAATATACAAATTGGTTTAACAACTATGGACTGAGTATTACTAATGAGAATAGTATTACTAATATAACTCAGACAAGTGAACCAATAACATCATCAAGTTTAATTATTCCAGTTAAAAATTCATATGGATTCCCAACTAGTGGAACAATTATAATTGGTGAAGAAAAAATATCATACTCTAGTATAAATCATTTACTGTCAGAATTGATTGTAACTTATCGTGGAGCAGATAATACTATTGCAACCTCTCATTCAGCAAACTCTAATATCACTGCTATATTACCAGCAGTAATTGTTATAGATGGAGGAAGAGGATACATAGAGCCGCCTATAGTTACCGTATCTATAGATACAACTGAGTATTCAAGTCCTAGAGCTCCAGCAATACTATCTTGTGTGATGAGCAATCAAACTGTTTCTACTATTAATGTAGTAGACGCTGGTTCTGGATATGCCACAGCTCCGGTTATAATTATAGCAGCAAGCAGTATTAGTTCTACATTCACATCAACTGATATTGATTTAGTAGAAAATACTATTACTATTACTGGACATCCTTTTGTCACTGGCGATTCAATTACCTATCGTTACAATGTTCTTACCACCGTTGCTCCTGTTGGATTGCAAAATAATGAATATTATTATGTAAGATCAATTGACGTGGATACTATTGCTTTATACAATACTATCAGAGGAGCATATGACGTAACTAAGTTGCCAATATTTGATACAGATAGAATAGACTTGATTACAGTAGGATCTGGAACAGATAATATATTGGCAGTAACAGCTAAGGCAATCGCATTCAATGGTGGTCAACCAGTTCGTGAAGTTACTACTACTATTAAGTTTGATAGAATAAGTTATGGTAGTAAAATTACTAGCTGGGGCGGAGGCATTACATATATTGCTCTTATAAGTTTAGTTACATATGCAGGAAAACTATGGCAATGTATTAATTCCAATACTTCTTCGACATTTGTATATGAAGACTGGGTTCAAATATACAGCGATAATAGTATGTTAAATGCTGCTGACAGAGTAGCGGCTTTCTATGATCCAACCGCTAATATGTCAGGCAATGATCTTAGACAATTAATTACTGGAGTAGAATATCCTAACTCAATAGTGTTGGGAGAACCATTTGATTATGGATTAAAAACTTGGGATTCTACTGGATGGGATGTTAACTTATGGGATCAAGATGTTACGTTTAATATTGATGCTAACGTACAAAGTCCTTCATTTAACTACGACGTATTGACAAATCCAACCGTATATGATATTCAGGGTGGAAGATTCCAAGATGGATATGGGCCAGAAGAATTAGTTCCTGGAATTGTCACCGATGAATTAGAGTTCAATGTAACTACTGATCCTGCTACGCTGCCTGGAACGTATCTAAACTTTAGAATTCAAGTGAACAAGTATGGAGTTGGATCAGTATATAATACTAATCCTTATACACAAACCACGCTTACTGAAGACTTTGTAAGTCGTAATAGTATCGCTGACGTACTATATGTAAGCGATGCCAGTGTATTAGTAGATACAACTATTACTAGCGGAACTACCGATATCAATGGCGTAATAATAGTTGAGGGTAATATGTCATTGATAGTTGCTCCGATTACAATTGATATTGATACTCAATTTGATGCAGTTCAAATTCCTGGAACCAATTTTATATCAATCACTATATACGGAATTACACCTCCTGTTGCTGTTACAGTGACAGTACATCAGGGTAATATGTTATTAGTTAATAGTGAATATATACAGTTTACTGAGATTGATTTGACTGCTAATACAGTTACAGGACTATTACGTGGAAGAATGGGTTCAATTACCAATGACTTTATTGCCAGTGGTGCCATTGTTCAAAGTGTTCTTAGTAGAGATATGTTACCAGAAGAGTACTACTATCAATGGTGGTATAATAGTGCAGCATGGGACAATGTTCCTTGGGACAATCAGCCATGGGATGCAACATTTGTTAGTGAAACATTAGAAGAAAGTACTACTGTTCCTGCCGAATTCTTAAAACAACAGTCTGCGTGATGACTAAATAATATAATGAATGATAAAGTTAAACCTATTGTAATGCAGCAATCACCCGCTAAAAAACCAAATGAAAATGTTGGATTTAGATTTAGCAGCGCGGTTACAATAAAAGACCCAGAAACCAATAAAGTATTGGTTCAATTAAGATGTAGTTAACGGATAAAAATATGAAGACAAACATTACGCTAGATGTACGAGGATTTCTTAAGATATATGATCCCAATACTGGAGAAGTATTTGAAGAAAAAAATAATGCAATCAACTACGAAACAATGTCTCAATCATTGGCTCTTACGTTGAGTGATCGTGGTTATGGGCAAATTTATCAAATGGCATTTGGTAATGGTGCTGCTAGTATTGATAGCACTGGATTAATAACCTATCTTCCTCCAAACGTAACTGGCATTAATGCCTCATTATATAATCAGACATATGAAAAAATTGTTGATGATACACTGGTTAGTAACACTGATCCATTAAACAATAATATGACCGTTAATCATGTAGTTGGTAACATGTATACTGATATACTAGTAAAATGTTTACTAAATTACGGAGAACCGGGTGGTCAAATGGCATTTGACAATGGAACTCAAACTGATAGTACATATACATTTGATGAGTTGGGATTATTAGCAAATTACGGTTTAGATCAAGAAGGAAATATACAAACCGTACTACTGACTCATGTAGTATTTGCTCCAATTCAAAAAGCTCTCAATCGTCAAATTCAAATTGATTATACAGTTAGAATTCAAGCACTAACCAACTTAATAACAATTTAATTATGATAAATAAACATATATATTTTAAACATACTAAAGGAAATATCTAGATCATGGCTTATACACTTACCTATTCTTTAGGAACTATAACAGTTGTTGACACAACTATTAACACTAGCACGAGTTTGAGTTTGCCTGGAAGAAATTTTTCTGGGTACGGGGCAGCCGTTGATCAGAATCAACTATCTCTACTAGAAAATTTTGCTAGTTATACTTCTGGTCCTGTTAACCCTATTCCAGGACAAACATGGTATAATAATGCTAATACTACCCTCAATGTTAACGTGAGTGCAAATGCAACTCCGATTTGGCAAACTTTGACTGTTAGTGGAAGCAATGCTAACATTACATACGGAAATCTAACAGTTACTGGATTGGGTACATTTGGAAATTTAATCGTTACTGGACTTGGTACATTTGGAAATCTATCAGTTACGGGAACAGGCACATTTGGAAATCTATCAGTTCTAGGAAATTTAACAGTACTTAACACAGAAACAGTGGCCAATTTGTCTGTTACTAGTAGATTAACCACAAGAGTAATCACCACAGGCGCTAATACTACTACTGGAAACTTAACTGGTACGTGGACATTAACAGCCGGAAGTTCTCTTAATGCTACTTATGCCGACTTGGGTGAAAGATTTGAAGCAGATGCTGAGTATGAAACTGGCACGGTAGTAGAATTAGGCGGGTCAAAAGAAATTACAGCAGTAGTAGATGATGCTAGTGACAATGTATTTGGCGTTATTAGTAGCAGCATGGGTTACTTGATGAATAGTGCTGCTGGGCCACAAACTACTCATCCAGCAATCGCAATGACTGGTAGAGTTCCAGTTAAAGTTCGAGGCCAAGTTCGCAAGGGAAATCGTTTGGTATCTGCTGGCGGTGGTTATGCCAGAGCAGCAAAAGTTGGGGAAGCTACTTCATTCAATACAGTTGGAAGAAGTTTAGAAGATAAACTCACTGATGATGACGGAAAGATATTAGCAGCAGTAAGCGTTAAGTTATAAATTTTGGTCAATCAGGAGAACTATAAATGACATATGTCCGAGGTGGATTGATACAAGCAGTAGACTACAATGGATTTGTTAGTACTGGGTCACCCAATCTAAATGAAATATGGTCTGTTGGTAGCAACGCTATTGGATATGGTCAAACTGCATTAAGTACAGTAGCCGCTTCTGATTTAGTTGAAGCAGTTAGTTGGTATGATTTAGTTAACTCTATTAATAATGTAGCTTTACATCAGGGCACTACAATAGCTACTATAACTCCTCCTACCACAAATGATACTATTACTTTTGAAGCCGATCTAGCAACAAACTTAAGTAATATCTATACTGGAAGATTAAATTGTTCAACCAACGGGACCGATATTACCGATACTGGAACTAGAACTGCGGCTTGGGGTACGGCTGCTGCAGCACCGTATGTTGTAAGTACCGTCACTGTAACTTTTGGAAGTGCAAATGAAGCCAGATATTTCTTTAATACCGGTGGTGCAGTATTAGTTAGTTGTAGTAGAACTGGAGGTAGTGTCTCCGTTCCTAATACTACATGGACCACATTGTGTAATGATATTGGAACTATTGGTCTTCCAGCTGTTCTTACTGCTCAAACAATAGCCGCGGCCAGTTATGTTGGACTGACCAAATTTGGAGGAGGAGGAGTAACTCCTACTATATACACTAGATTCGGATATTATAATCTAACTGGGACTCCGTTAATATTATTCAGACAGTTCGCGGTAACTGGTGTATATACAAGTGACTACATTCAATTAACATACAGTTTTGTTACTAATGTATTGACCATATCTGTAAGATTCGTAGATTCTATCGGAGATGCTACTAGTATTGATGGCAATCTAAGCGTGACTGCTGTAGCTAGACCGTCCGAATCTACTTATATTTCAAACAGTTGGGGTACTCCTGTAGTTGATGTAACAGTCCCGACATACCCATAACTGGAAAAATAAATGACTTATGCACAATACGGAAGAATTCAAGCAACAGATTATAATAATTTTGTAAGTACTGGTACTCCAAACTTTAATAATATTTGGTCTACTGGATCAGGAAATAGTGGATACGGACAATCATCATTATCAACGGTCTCATCTGGAGATCGTGTTACTGCCAATTCATGGAGTAATTTTGTTAATTTTACAGCCAATGTGGCTCTTCATCAAGGCTCTAGTATTACTGCAGTAACTCCTCCCCCAGCTGGAAATATTATTGCATTTATTTCAGCTCTTAGTACAAATTTAACAACAATCAATACAAATAGACTAAATGCTAATTTAGTAGGTACCGATATTTCAAATACCGCAACTAGAAGTACTTCATGGGGTACTGGCGTGGCATTGGCCAATGTTACTAGTACAGTAACTATAACTTTTGCTACAACGGCCGCCGCTAGATACTATTTTAATGCTGGTGGAACTATTAGAATTACATGTAGTAAAACTGGCGCTGCGTTGCCAGTAGATACTGCTTGGATTAATCTGTGTGCTGATATTGGAGCTATTGCTTTACCTGCAGTTTCAACCTCTCAAACAATTGCATCTCAGTCTTATACTGGATTAACTAAGATTGGTGGGGGCGGTACTGCTCCTATCACGTATGTAAGAAATGGATTTTATGATTTAACAGTTACTCCAACGGCATACTTTAAACAACTTAGTAACTATAGTGTATACACCGGCGATTATATACAAATGACATACAGTGTAAATACAGTTACACCTAATATTATAACAGTGGCAGTGCTATTTCACGATAGCGCAACATTTGGCAACAATACTATAACAGGAAATTTAAGTGTAACAGCGGTTGCTCGTCAGCCAGAAAGTACTTATATTACTAGTACTTGGGGCACACCAACTGTTGCTGTAACAGCTCCAGCTTAAAAATTCATGATCATACTACTTATTGAATAAGTAGTACTATGAATACAGAACTAATCAAGCAAACCACTAAAATTAAATACGATCACGGTGTGGCAAAAATATCGGCCAAAGAGAATCATCAAGCAAGACTCTTGCTGACTCAATCCGGCGGTACATTTCGTGTCACGCCTGAATTAATCTCATTTCTATCCATCGATAAATCTGAAACTATCATACTCTTAGATATATACGACAACCCTATTAGAGTCAATCGTGAAAATTTATTCAGCGCAGCGATATTGCTATATGAAGAGGTCATGACCGATTGGTGGAACACTGTAAACAAAATCAACAATCAACGATGAAACAGGGTGTATTACTATTTGCCGTTGATACTAATACTGTGTCTTATACAAGTATTGCCAGTTACTGTGCTAAAAAAATCAAACAACATCTTAATTTAAGCGTGACATTGGTTACCGACAGTACTATTTTAAATCCAATATTTGACAATGTCATTACAATAGATAAAGTTGATAGTCAAGAACGTTCTATATCTGGTGGAATTGAAACATGGCGTAATTTTAATAGATATCATGCCTACGAACTTAGTCCATATGATCAAACATTGTTGTTAGATTGTGATTACATATGTAATAGCACTCAGCTACTCAAATTATTTGATTTTAATCAGAATCTATTATGTCATAAACGTAGAATGTATTTGGGTAGCTTAGATCCTACTCATGAAATTGAATTATTTGGAAACAATATTGAAATGTATTGGGCCACTGTAGTGTACTTTACTAAAAGTGACGAGAGCAAGTGTGTGTTTGAAATGATAAAAATGATTCAGCATAATTATGATCATTATGCCAAATTATATAGATTTAATCCAAATCCTTATCGTAATGACTATGCACTAAGTATTGCTCTAAATGCAGTATATGGACATGCTATACCAACGACAGTTGAAATACCATGGCGACTAACAAATGCTGAATTTAATACTAAAATAAAACAACTATCTGATAATAATTATGAATTGACATTCAACAAATATATTAATTCTCAGCAGAAAACTGTTAAAATTTCTACACACGATCAAGATATACATTTTCTAAATAAATCAGACTTACTAACTATTATTGAGCAAAACAAATGACACAAGGATATCTGATTCAAGCAGTTAATACCGATGAAGTAGACTATGTATGCTGTGCTCGTGTGCTAGCGCATTCAATTAGAGCAACTGAGGATACTAGACCCATTACGTTATTGACTAATCATAGTAACTATGAACGATTAGATGTATTTGACAGTGTAATACTACTAGATTCTGATGTAGTTAATTCTCAAACATGTGGTTCATATAGTGATGACTGGCAAGTATATCACAAGTCTCCGTATGATGAAACGTTTAAATTAGAAGCAGATATATTAGTAACTAGATCACTTGATAGTTGGTGGACGTTATGTCATGATAGAAATATTCATATAGCAACTGGATGTAGAGATTATAAACAAAATATATCTAAATCTAGAGATTATAGACACACTAATGATAAGAACTTACTACCAGACTGCTATAACGGAATTACATATTTTAAAAAATGTCAGCTTAGTGAAACATTCTATTCAATAGTTAGAACTATATTTGCAAATTGGACTGAAATTAATAATGAACTCAAACATTCATCTATTCTAGAGTATGGAGACACTGACACTGTATATGCTATAGCAGCAACTTGTATTGGTATTGAACAGTGTACGCTTCCAAATAATATTATTCAATTTGTTCATATGAAGCAACGTATTAATAATACATTGAATGTAGATTGGACACAAGAATTAATATGGGAATACTTTAAGTCTGACTTTAGAATACATACTCGTAGTCAATTATATCCAGTTCATTACTATATTAAATCATTAGCAAAAAAATTGGAACAATATTATGTATAGACTATATTATAACAGTGATGGGTCTCCAAAATATTACACAATGGAAGACTTAGAGGGTGAATACATTGAGGTTGATGAACAAACTTATCATGTGGGCAGATACGATGTTAAGATTGTCAATAAAAAATTAAAATCATTAAACGAAAATATTGTATCCAAGTATACAATAGTAAAGCAAAGAACATTATCTACCGTTTCATGTGATCCAACAGATATTTTACTAGTAGTTGATATATCTCAAGATAATATATTATGGGACTACTTAGATAGCAACTAAATATTCTATATGAATATTGAATACATAGATGTTGCTGATCTCGACACAATTTTTTTAACTTATGATGAACCAAAAAAAGAAGAATTTTGGGTCAGAATAAAAAACATGATTCCATGGGCAAAGCGTGTAGATAACGTATATGGAAGTGATGCTGCTCATAAAGCTGCCGCTGATCAATCCGAAACTGAGCGTTTTATACTAATTGACGGTGATAACATGCCAGATCAAAAGTTCTTTGATTTAACACTAGAGATCACTGATCAAAATAAACATCATCAAATGCGTTGGCGTGCAAAGAATCACGTTAATGGATTATATTATGGAAATGGTGGCATATCTAGTTGGACAAAAACATACGTTCATAATATGAAGACTCATGAAAACACCGATGGTAGCGACAAAACTAACATAGAGTTTTGTTTTGATCCAATGTATGTGCCAATGCATGATTCTTATAGTACTACATACATTAATCACAGTCCAAAGCAAGCATGGCGTGCAGGATTTCGTGAGGGTGTTAAGATGTGTACTCGTGATGGAGTAATACCTAAAAATAGACAAGAATTCTTAACGTGGTTGTGGCCCAGTAATTTACAAAATTTGTCAATATGGCATAGTATGGGACGTGATGTTGAGAATGGATTTTGGGCTATATTAGGTGCTAGACTAGGAACTCACTATCTAATGTTACACGAGGGCTGGGATCACACAGATGTTCGTGACTTCAACAAATTAGATGAATTATGGGAAAGACACAAAAACAATGATGAACAAGTTGCTATTGATATTGCTAAAGATTTAAACAAATATCTCGGAACAAACATTGTTGAGTTTGATGAAAGACAAAGTAAATTTTTTAAAGATTACATTAGTAAAAATTGGCATAATATGGGACCAATGATTACAGAAATGTCAGTAGTTAGAGCAAGAGAAGGATGGTAATGATAGATAACAATAATAAAAGTTTTTGTGCAGTTCCGTTTGTAAGTACAATGGTCAACACAGATACAACAATTAGATACTGCTGTATGGTTCGAGGAACACATAATAAATTAAAAAAAGAGGACGGCACATTCTATTCTTGTAAGGATAATTTTATAACCGACTCTTGGAATAGTTCAGACATGAGAACAATCAGATTGAATATGATTGATGGCAATAAAATAGAAGGGTGTACGGTATGTTATGATCAAGAATCCAACGGCAGAACTTCTAATCGTGAACATGCTAATCGTGAATGGTCATGGCGTTTAGGTCAAGAACATATGAATGATCTTATTACACAAGCAATTGACAACAATGGTCACTTAGATAGTGATCCAGTATATTTGGATTTACGTCTTGGCAATCTGTGCAATCTAAAATGTCGTATGTGCAACCCATGGAATTCTAGTCAGATCGTTAAAGAACACGTTGAACTAGCAGAGAAAAATCCTGAGTATAATGAAGTATGGCGCAAAACATTTGGTAAATTTCCTATCACAGTAATGGATGATCAACAATGGTTTGATCATGACATCTTGTGGGATCAAGTTATTTCCTTAATCCCTACCTTAAAAAAAGTCTACATGACCGGCGGTGAACCTACACTTATCAAAAACAACATCAAGTTTATGCAACGTTGCATTGACGCTGGTCGTACAGATATTGTATTGTTCTTTAATACCAACTGCACAAACATAAACAAAAAGTTTTTAGAATTGATCTCACAATTCAAACAAGTAAACATAAATGCGAGTATGGATGGTATTGGTGTTGTCAATGAATATATACGTGCGCCGAGTGATTGGAAATTAATCAGTGAGAATATTGAGAAGCTAGCTCAAATGCCCAATATCAATCTGGGAGTTACTCCCACAATTCAAGTGTACAATGTATTCGACATTGTGAATATGTTAAACTGGGTAGATGAACTGAATATTCGTCACGGTAAACAAATCTTTATCGACTTCTTGGTCAATCATCACCCACATCATCTTGCTGTGCGAATACTAGATGATGAGATGCGAGGAGCTGCATTGGATATGATATCGGGCTATATGGCAGTGACAAAGATCCAGCCTTCAACACAAACATTTAACTCGCTTAAAGGCATCATTGGTTTACTACAGCAGCCGCGAGTTGATGACTGGGAAGAACAATTACATCGATTTAAAGTCTACACCAATGCATTGGATGTAGAACGTGGGCAATCTATTACTAATATTGATCAACGACTGGCGGTCTTATGTCACTAAACTCAAAGAAAAACTTCTGTATTCAACCGTGGATACACTTGGCTAGTTACAATGATGGAAGTGTACCGCTATGTTGCATTGCTGAACCTGAGTATGATCTAAATCTGAACAGACAAACCCCAGTTCAAATATGGAACAGCTCACAGTTTAAAGCTGCAAGACTACAGATTATGAAGGGCGAACGACTATCACAGTGTTCAAGTTGCTGGAAAGAAGAAGATAGCGGAATAAGAAGCCACAGACAAATTGAAAACTTTATGTGGGAAAAAAAGTTTGGTCTAGAACATCTAGAAGAACTAGTCAATAAGACACACGAAGATGGAACAGTTGATCACAAACCTATGACTCTTGATCTACGTTTGTCTAATCTATGTAATCTACAATGTGTGATGTGTCGTCCGCGTGATAGTAGCAAATGGCTAGCAGATAGCAAAAAGTTAAGTGAAAGTTTAGTTAGTGTGCATGCCAAGAATGACTGGCAACACAAAGCTAACAGTATCTCTAATACAGATATGTTTGACTGGTTTGAACGTCTAGAAACACAAGAAGCTCTAGAAGAATTCTTAGGCGATATCAGACACATTATTTTTGGTGGTGGTGAGCCACTGCTTATCAAAGAGCACGACAGATTTATCAGAAGATTGGTAGAATCAGGAAACTCTAGACGCATATCATTACGTTATCACACTAACGGAACTCAATTGAATGAAGAGATTATTGAATTATGGAGTCATTTTGAGCAAGTAGAATTGATGATCAGTCTAGATGATTGGGGACAGCGTAATGAGTATGTCAGATACCCTGCCAAGTGGGCAACAATTAAAAAGAATCTAGACAGATTGGATACAACTCCTGACAACATTGTTGTCAATATGTTAGCCAGTATACATGCTATGAATATATATAATTTACCTGAGTTTGCAATGCTGATGATACACAGTGAATGGAAAAAGATTTGTGTTCGTAACGACAAGATGTTCAATGTGGGTACTGTTCACTGGCCACGATACATGAGTACTAAAGTATTACCACAAGATGTTAAGAATACAATCTTAAATTACTGGAATTTATTCACGGAATTAAATAAGCATCAGTACTGGGTGAATCGTGTAAAGCCTCAATTGGATTTTATGATGAGCGGTGATGAGTCTAGATTGTATACTGATCTACTAGACTATATTGAAAAGCTAGACGCAATTAGACCTATTAAATTTACTGATGTATACAGTGACTACTACAAAATATTAACAGAGTAATCTATGACAACTTTACAACTACATTTTTTAGACAATTTAGACAAAAAGCACATTATAAATTTTTTTATCTATAATAGTAATCTGGCCAAACGCTGGATTGAGCTTACAAAAAAGAATCAAGCTATACCAGAAAAGAGTATTTCTGCTAAGTTTTCAAATGTAAGCCCAACTCAAATAGCTAGTGTTAGAAAAAGATTGATTGACTGTATTACTCGAATAAATGAAGTGTACGATGAGCAACTTCCTCTTTATTCGGACGTTGAAACTCTACGTACTTCGGAGTTGAACTATCTACATGAACAATTTGAACTTTATGGTGACAGATATGAAAAACTCATGGCAGAAAAAACATACTGGACTCAAGAACTTCACGAGAATTTCTTACAACTAAATGAATTGATTCATCTACACGAAGATGTTAATCTCAGCGCATCACAGAAATTTCCATCAATGTCGTTACTATATGATTATTATCTACAGGGATTACATGAGCCTATACTAGAGTCAGATAAAATATGGTTAAGCAATCAATTTGATTGGGGTCAAGTATATCTAGGATACAACACATTAGGCAAAGATTGGATGAAAGTCATGGCAGATAACGACTTAGCAGTAATTGAGCGTGAACAAGTTCGACCACAACGACGATTTGCAGCAGAGACCTGGATCAACTTTGGTCCATATAGTGGAGACTATGCTCTGACTATATTTGAACGTTGGTTAAATGATCTTCCAGAGAGTATACGAAGCAAAGTTCCTGTTGATAATTTAAATACTATGACTCTTGGAAGATTCAAAATAGGACAAGTTATCATTGATGATTACTTTTTAAAATATAATTCAGACCGCGCTCAGTGGAAAATTTTCAACAGTCAAGCTAAACTAGACTGGAACATTAATGTGTTTAGTACTTTTGTAAAATTAATAGATGTAAGATTTTATGACTAAGCAAATAATTAGCATCAAACGAAAATCTAATGTATGTCAACTAACATGGATACTAAACAACATCTGTACTAATCATTGCGATTATTGTCCTCCTACTCTACACAGCGGAACAAATCATCATTATGATTGGGTTATAGCCAAAAATTTTGTAGATCGCTTGATGAATAGATACTCTCAAATACATTGCACGATTAGTGGAGGAGAACCTACTTTATCTCCTCATTTTCCGGAATTAGTAAAGATGTTTCATGATCGTGGACATACCGTGGGTATTACCTCTAATGGTGCTCGTACAGTTAGATACTGGGAAGAAGTAGCACCACTTTTGTCCTACATCTGTTTTTCATATCACCCTAGTTTTCACGATAAAGAATTTTTAGACAAAGCAATAGCTGCCGCCAAACATACACAAGTAACTGTACGAGTTATGATGGACAGTCGTCACTGGGCTCGCTCAGTTGAAATGTTCAATGAATGCTATAATAATCCTGTCTTGTGTGTAGAGGCTGTTAAAATATTGGCAGAAACATCGATGCGTAGTGGAGTTGGAGAAGACTACAGTACTGAGCAACTTGAATGGATATCTAGTCAACGATTGAAATTTTCAACGTTGCGTCAGTATAAAGATAATCCAAACTGGAAACAAGCTGAGATTGACGCAGTGGGTTATTATGATGATGGCTCAGTCGATTCTAGTATAGACACTAATTACTTAGTGTCTACTGGTCAAACTGATTTTCGTGGATGGGCATGCAACATAGGATTAGAAAGTTTATTTGTACACTGGGATGGATTTGTAAAGAAGGGTAATTGTATGCAGGGCGGTAACTTATTTCATCTTAATGATCATGAACAACATGAATTACCATCTACTGGAGAAATTTGTTTACAGAATCTATGTAGTTGTGGAACGGATGTACTAATCACCAAAGCGGCAATGTTAGATAAAGAACATCCATATATTGTACAAAATCAGTATGTCAGACCAGTACTCAACAATGAACAATACAAGCAAATGTTCTACGATAAAAATGAAAAAGTGATAGGAGCAAAAGTAATTAGGATAGTGAAAGATGAATGAAGCACTATTAGAATTTATAAGAGTAAACACAAAAAATCAATGGCACCCAATAATTTTACCACAAGATTTATGGAAGAGTAACTGGCCATGGGCTCCTATAATACCAAATGAGTCTATTACATCAGTGATATTAGAAGAACTAGCAGCAGTTGATCATCTATTTGTAGATCATCGTGCTAACGACAAGATCAATAGTTATGGTCACGAAGGTTGGGCCGCGCTTACACTACATGGAATTAATTACGATAAGACAGAGAACTATGATCGGTATGGATTTAAGACCGAGCAAGAGGCAGATTATCACTGGACTTCTGTGTGTGATCAATTATCTGATACTGTAGAGTTAATAAAACGTTTGCCATTCACTAATTGGGGGCGTGTGCGTATTATGAGACTAGCACCTAATGGTTACATTATGCCACATACAGACGGCACAGGAAGGATATTTGGACCATGTAACTTTGCTCTGACTAACCCAGAGGGATGTGAGTTTGTATTTGAAGATCACGGTCGAGTACCATTTGAACAGGGTCGTGGGTTTATGCTTGACTTAGGAATTAAACATGCTGTATACAACAATTCAGATGAATACAGATATCATGTTATAATACATGGCAAACCATATTCAGACATAAATTCCATAGTAAAACAATCAATTGAAAAATTATGAACATTATAGACAAACGATTTAGCAATCAGATAAAACTGGCAATTTGTATTTTCCCCAGTGATATACTCAAGAACGAAATTCTTGCCGAGAAAATGACAGAGTATACTCGCTTCTACGCACTACGTTTCAATCAAATATTAGAGACTGATAGTACGCTGGACGTACATTATGCTTCAACAATTGAAGCTGCACTAGAACAATACAGTGACAAGTACGATCATCTGCTATTAATGGCGGCCGGTGTTCGTATATTCAAAATGGACATTTTATTTGATATTGAGCAAATGATACTAGATAATCCAAACTACTTCTGTGCAGCACATATATTAGACTGGAAAGAACGTTGGTTTGAGTTACATCATCAGTTTGTATTAGTAAACACTCAGCAGTGGAAGAAATGTGGTCGTCCTGAGTACGGAGGATGGACTGAAGCTATAGAAGAATTACCTGTGATAGAACGTAGTGTAGAAAACTTTCATGATGACTACACACCGTTATGGATTAAATTCACCGGTGAGTATTCACAACAACGTCATCAAGTACAGGGTTGGAATTTTATTAATGTAGCAGCAAGACATGACATGGAAATCTTAAATTGGCCACAGCACATTAGACTTAAGCGTACATACTATTATCCAGAGAGTCAAAGCGATGATTTCTTAAATAGTTTAAATACTTTAGATGTCACAAAAATTACAAACCCTAATCAACAAAGACTGATAGAGTCATGTAATGCCGTCAGACATCAAATTTGGGTAATCAATAGTGAACATATGAGATTCATTGATACAGAAGAAACTTACGATACGGTAGTAACAACCGCCAGTGGTTTTAAGTTTCTAGACGCTTATCATAGTAATTTATTGTTTTGTGGAGTATGCCGACACTGTGATGAATCAAGCAAGTTGATTATTTATGATTTTAACCCACTTAGCATTGCTTGGGTAAAATATCTACACAGTAGTGATAATGAAAATATTGCTGAGTTAGTTGAGACGTTTGAACATCGTCAGCACTTTAAGATATTAGGTGATGATGTGTTTAGTTCAACCGGCTCTTATACTAAATCATTCAGTGATGGGTTAGAGATTACCAAAGAATATTTTGGAGGACACAGTAACTTTATAGCACTACTGCGACAATTCAGACAGTCACGAGTAGAATTTATATTGAGTGATCTTTATAACGCTTCTCAAGAATTAATTGTTCATTTCAGAGGTAAAACACTGTTCAATATATCAAACATATTCTGTACTGATGTGGGCAATGCCTATTATGGAATGAGAGAGACAAAGCTAAGATATCGACGATTACTAGACAGTATTAGCGTTGACTGTACTATTGTTGGGCATGATGCTGACTGTGAACAAATTAGTTTAAGAATTAATAACTAATTATTTTCGCCAGATGCTCATGTAACGTGTGTATTCTTTTGTGTGCAAATGCCCACTAAAGAGTGCATCACGTACATAATTAGCATCCATAAATTCATTTAGATTATTATTACAGCGAATATGTTCGGGACAACTGAAATAATTATTGCTTTGAGCTACTATCAAACTACCAGTAGCAATTCTGTCATACCACTCAGTATATGCTTCTTGAGTAAGATGTTCACATACAGTATTAATAACCACATCACTTGTAATACCCCAGTCATAGTCGTAGCGAGTCATGTCAGCAGTTACGGCTTTAAAGCGCCATCCATCCATTTCATAGGGTTTATTAATCGTATCAGCTATCTCTTCACATAGTGGATCCATATCAATGCTACGAATCTTTTTAACTGGTATTTTGCTATTGAATAACATTGATGATAACACTCCAGTCCACCCACCGAAGATATAAACGTTGCTTGAATGCTCTACATAGTATGATAAACAATGAATTAACCATCCTTTGCTTAATAGTTGTCCTGAATAAAATGATTCAAGAGCACGAGTTCGTCGTTCTTCTGATAAATTTCTAATGGAATTAAACCACGCTGCTATATCTTCTAGATTAATTGATAAATTATTAGTAAATGTTTTCATATCGGTTTTCATATAAATATTTAGTGTTCTAGATATAGTATTAAATATTATCATGATGATAGATAGAACAGAACAAAATCGTAGAAAGCAATTAAATGAAAGTGGTCATTGGGAAATTCCTGATAATTTAGATACTAGTAATTTTGATTTTAATTGGCGTCCACATGACAATGAAAGACCATATATACATCAATTCGGAACACAATGGCAACGAACTGGTGGACCAAGATATATAGTTTCTGAACACGAGGGAATCAAATATCAATCTGTTCAACATGCAATTAGACTTTCAGATACTAGCAACTTTAAAAAATTAATTGAAGAAGAAATTGAATTTGATTATAGTTGGCACCCAGACGATACAGAACCATCGCTAATATATATATTTGGTAATAAATGGAACGATCCAGCTACAGAACCAACTATTGAATATAGATCAGAAAGTGCTACTGACTTAAAATACATGTCTGAGCCAATCGCCACAGTTTTTTCTAATTTACATAATTGGAAAATTTTAATCAAGGGTGCAACAATAGACCAAAGCTGGAGACCTAACCCATTTGATCCTCCCTATATATATGTATTCGGTAATCAATGGAACGATCCAGCTACAGAACCAACTATTGAATATAGAGTAACTGAGTTAGCAGTTGATAGAAAGTATATGAATAAT